GGAAATACGTCTACAAACAATCTTCAATTTCAAACATCGTTTGAAACATCAGAGGTTTTGCCATTTATTAATAAAACAATGACAATATCTTTTTACGCTAGAAAATCATCAACCGCATCATCAAGCTCTTTAAATGTACAAATAATTTCTGGAACAGGAACAGATCAAGCTATGAAAAATTATACAGGTGGAACAGTATCATTTCAACAAACACCTACCTTAACAAATTCATGGCAAAGATTTAGTTTTAGCGGATCTGTGTTATCACCTTACACAGAGTTTGGTATATGGTTTGGATATACTCCTTCTGGTACAGCAGGTGCTGCAGATTACGTAGAAATTACTGGAGTCCAGATAGAACTAGGATCTTCTGCAACTCAATTCTCTCGTGCAGGTGGTACAATTGGAGGAGAGCTTTCTCTATGTCAAAGATATTTTCAGTCTTTACCTACTTCTATTCTTTTAACAGGATTGACCTCATCTTCTACTGCTTATGAATGGTTTCCTCCAATAGCAATGAGAACAGTTCCTTCAGCATCATTAGCAACAACTTCTCCATATTGGGAAAGTTATCCATATGCTACAGTGGGTTCATTAACTAGTGCGTCTTTAAATGCAACTAAATTAACTGCAGCTGGCGGAACAATTGTTATTCCTGGTGCATATGGAACAAGCCCCGTACAATATTATCCAAGCTTAATGGATGGAAGCAACATAAAGCTTTCAGCGGAATTATAGGAGAAAATAAATGGCAGTAAAAAGATGGAATGGAACGGCATGGGAAGTCTATGCTGGTGCCGACCTAGCTCCCGTCAAAGTTACCGACGGCAGAGTAGGTAAAACTACATTCATTGGTGCTACATCTCCTACAGGACAAGTTGATGGAGATATTTGGATTGATCAAGATACAACTACAAATGCAGTTGTTCCAACAGCATTAACAACAAAGGGCGATACATTTGTTGCAACTGGAAATGCTGCATATACAAGATTAGCGGCGGGAAGTAATGGAGAATCCCTATTTGCAGATTCATCAACTAATACAGGATTAAGGTGGCAAGGTGACTATAATACTGGAAAGAATAAAATTATAAACGGAGACTTCTCTATTTGGCAAAGAGGTACAACTTTTACATTTAATTCAGCAGGAGGATATACTGCCGATAGATTTAATATGTCATCTGGAACAGGTGGAGTTGCAGTAATTAGCAGACAAACATTTACTCCAGGACAAACAGATGTTCCAGGAAATCCTAAATATTATATGCAAATTCAGCATACAACAGATGGCGGAACTCCAGCAAATCTAGATACTAGAATTGAAGATGTAAACACATTCTCTGGACAAAATGCTACCTTTTCATTTTATGGTAAAGTAAGTTCTGGAACTGCAGTATGGACACCAAGACTAGTTCAATTTTTTGGAACTGGTGGATCTGCAACAAACGTTATAACGGCATCAGATATTACATTGACCACTTTGTGGCAAAGATTTACAGTAGTTTTTCCAGTTCCATCCACAGCTGGCAAAACAATTGGAGAAGGAAATTATCTAAGACCAGATATATATCGTAACACAACTGGAGTGGTCACATATCATTTTGCAAATGTGCAATTTGAGGCAGGTTCAGTTGCTACCCCATTTACTACAAATACTGCAAATCCTCAACAAGAACTTGCCGCATGTCAAAGATATTTTCAAATAATGAGTGGTTCAGGATCTACAATAGTAGGTTCAAAAAATAATGGAACTCTTACGTATTTCAGTGTGCCCCTTAAGGTAAATATGAGAGCGGCACCAACTGTAACAACTTCAGCAGTAGCAGAACTACAGTTATCAGCATTAAATGGTTCCACATCATATCCAGCAACTTCATTTACAATGAATAGGGTATCTCCATGGTCTGCCTCATTTGTATTAACTCAAGGAACATCAGACGGTACAGCTGGAAGCGCTGGAATCTTATTAATTGATTCAAGCAGCGGCTGGGTAGCATTTACGGCAGAGTTATAAGGAGATATAAATGGCAATTAAAAGATGGAATGCAAGTACAAGTCAGTGGGAATTAGTAGGTACCCCAGGAACAGTTACTCCTGCCGCAATTGGAGCCGTCTCATTATCTGGCGGCAATACAATTATTTCTCAATCTGCATCTTCAATTCCTTTAACAATCCAAGGTGCATCATCTCAAACTGCCAATTTATTTGATATTAAAAATAGTGCTGGTGAGTCTAGGTATTTTATTGACCCAAATGGAGTCCCAACATCTAGAGCATATAGCCCAGATTCAACTGCAGGGTTTACATCAGAAAGATATAGCACAACTGGAGATCCAGTTGCACCTTATGCTATGAGAGGTTACGGAGGAACTATTGCTTCTCCAACAACAGTTGGTGCAGATCAAAGAATTGGGCTATTGTCAGCAGTTGGATATGATGGAACCTCTTTAGTTAATTCATCAAGAATAACATTTTCAGTAGATGGAGCAGTATCAACAGGAATAGTTCCAGGTAGAATTACTTTTAATACACAACCATCAGCTGGCGGCGGACATATAGAAAGAATGCGTATTGATTCAAGCGGAAGAGTTGGAATTGGAGCTGCATCTGTTTCTGGAATGCTAGAAATTACTCACGTAGACGCATCTGCTCCAAAATTTATAAGCACAGCAAACAATAATAATAAGTTAATGGTTTTTGAAGGATTTTCAGGGAACCTCTGGAATTTTTGGGGCGGTCATGGAGGAGGATCTTATTTTGGAATTTCTGAGAACGCATCAAGCACACCAGTATTTGCAATTACTGGATCTACGAACCATGTCCTTGTTGGATATACTGCTTCACAAGGAGCTTATAAACTTCAAGTTAACTCACAGATATTTGCAACATCTTCATCAATTGCAACATCTGACGGAAGATATAAAGAGAATGTATTTCCTATAACTTCAGGACTTGACATAATTGATTCTCTTAACCCCGTCTCATTTGATTGGAAAGCACACCCAATCCATAATTTTGTTGAGGGTAAGACTGTAGGTTTTATTGCTCAAGAGGTTAAAGAATCACTCAAAGATTATGAGTGGGTCAATAATATAATTAAGACAAATACTACAGAGGCAGTTCTTGATGAAGAGGGTAACGAAATTACTCCTGCAGAAGAATTCCTAGGAATTGCAGAGTCTAACATAATCCCGCTTCTTGTGGCGGCAGTAAAAGAGCTACGCTCTGAACTTAATGCCCTAAAAGCTTCTATGCTATAATTAAGTCATACCAATTAGGGGATATGTGAACCAGATTGTCAGATAAAGATTTTAAGGTAAAGAATAAGCTCATTGTCAATGGGCTTAGCACTTCTTCTGGCGTTGTGCTTGCTACAAATAATTCATTAGATGCACATAGTTTGCTTCCGACCCAATATGGCGGAACAGGAACAACAACTTCTCCTACTACAGGACAAATTCCATACAGTACATCTGGTACAACATATACCCCAACAGCTCTAAATACATTAGATGTAAAAGGATCTTCCTATTCTGACAATGCCCCTTCTAGCCCAGTCGTTGGGCAAATCTGGGTAGAGTCAGATTCAACTTCAGATTCATTTGATCCGAATATCATTCGTAGAAAATCATTTACTGCAACGGCGGCACAAACAGTATTTACAACAGACCTTGAATTTATTCAGGGATATGAGCAGGTATTCTTTAATGGAATGCTATTGCTCAGAAATTCAGATTATACTACTGCAAGCAATACTAATGTTACATTAACAAGCGGAGCGGCAGCAGGAGATATAGTAGAGATAGTATCTATAACTAATTTAAATTCTATTAATACCGTCACAACAACTGGTGCAAATACAATAACATCAACTACTGCATCTACAATACCATTAACAATACAGGGCGCAGCATCTCAAACATCTGACCTGCTTAGACTTACAAATAACTCTGGTCAAATTTTAGCAAACCATGACGGATCAACTTTAAATTTAAAAACTAATACGTTTCCAGCTCTTAAACTAACAAGATACGGCACAGAGGGAGCAAGCGCAGGTATAGATTTTATAAAATCAAATAATGCTACTTTAGATACTGATGCTGTCGTTGCTTTAGATAGCAAACTGTTCGACATGAGATCTGTTGGTTATGATGGATTAACATACGGAACTGTTGCAACATCAATATCTGGCTGGGTAGACGGTGCAGTAAGTAGTGGATCTATTCCAGGAAGACTAGTTTTTGCTACGTCTGGCACAGAAAGACTTCGGATTAATTCTAGTGGAAACATAAGCTCATCATTCAATCAATCATTTGCTAACAGCTCATATGCTGGAAAGAATGTAATAATTAATGGAGCTATGGACATTTGGCAGAGAGGGACTTCTTTCCCAAGCGGAGTCGGGCTTGGATCTGCAACAGTATATTCTGCAGATAGATGGCACTGGTATCGTGGCTCAAACGATTCAGGGGCAACTTTAACTAGACAATCTGCTGGACTTTCTGGATTTCAATATTGTATTAGAATGCAAAGAAACTCTGGAAATACTTCTACTCAATCATTAGGATTAAGATATACTGCAGAAACTGCAGACTCTGTACGATTTGCAGGAAAAGCAGTAACACTTTCATTCTGGGCAAGAAAAGGTGCCAACTATAGCGGATCAAGCAATACATTTAGAGCAACAGTTGCAACTGGAACGGGAACAGATCAAGTAGTTCATTCATTTACTGGGTTTACTTATATAGTTGATCAAAATGTAACTCTTACAGATTCATGGCAAAGATTTACCCTTACTGGAACTGCAGCATCTAATGTTACTCAAATTGGTCTAGAAATGTTCCATAATCCAGTAGCAGGTACTGCAGGTGCAAATGACTATATGGAAATTACAGGAATTCAATTAGAAGAAGGATCAATAGCAACACCGTTTTCTCGTTCAACAGGAACCACGCAAGGTGAACTTGCGGCCTGCCAAAGATATTTCCAGATACTTGGAGACAATATCTATGAATTAATTTATGGAGGTTATATCACTTCTGGAACAGTAGCATATATATCTTTCCCATATCCAGTAACAATGAGAATTACTCCAGTTGGAACACTTGTTGGAAGCTGGGCAGTAAGTGGTGTTGGACAACCAGTAATTCAAGCAACATTCCCACATACAATTTCTTTGAGAGCTACAGGAAATTCCACAGGACAATTTTATTTTCATAGTAATACAACATATTATTTAACAATGAATGCGGAGCTATAAAATGACAATAACATATGAGCATATAAATGAAGACTTAGAAAATATGATTATAGAACACGTTAGTAGAACAAATGAAGACGGTTCAGTGTCTTGGATTCCAATAGAGCCAAAGAATTCTGAATATCAAGAGTATTTAAGGTGGGCGGAGGAAAACAATGACTAGAATTAGAGATATAGCTAATATACTATCATCAAGTACTAATATGGCTACTGATGCTGAAGTGACTTCTGCTATATCCGCTCAATTTGTTGCAGGTAAGAATAAGATCATCAATGGTGATTTTGGAATTTGGCAAAGAGGCACTACCACTACAAGCGTTGGATACTTTACGGCTGATAGGTGGTATTGCGGAACTGACGCCACGGCTACATTCTCACGTCAAGTACATACTCCAGGGGCGGCACCAGTAGCAGGTTATGAAAGTCAATATTTTATGAGACTTGCTAAAAACTCTGGCGGTAGTTATGTCGATATGCGCCAGTATGTTGAAGACGTAAGAACACTTGCTGGGCAAACAGTGACGCTATCATTTTGGGCAAAGTGCGGCTCTGGCACAGAAAGCCTTGAACCATATTACTCACAAGATTTTGGTAGTGGTGGTTCTGGTAGTGTATCAAATAGCGTAACTGCTCAAACAATTACAACTTCTTGGGCAAGATATTCTTTTACGTTTACTTTACCATCTATTTCTGGAAAAACTATTGGCGCTAACTCTTTTACTTTAATATACGCCGCAAGAAGTATTAACAGCGCAAGCGCAAGAACTATTGATGTCTGGGGGGTTCAGCTAGAAGCAGGATCTACAGCAACTAATTTTACTACAGCAACAGGCACATTGCAAGGCGAACTTGCGGCCTGCCAAAGATATTATTCAACATCAATTGCAACAGGTTTTACTATTACTGATTTTTCAGGAATGAATCAAGGAAGCTCAAGCGCTGTTGCTTGGTGCTCGGTTGGAAGTACAAATGATGCTTTTACTAATATACAGTATCCAGTTCCAATGAGATCTGCACCAACTTTTAATATTTATTCAGCTGGAAATAGAACATCAGGTTCAATGAGAGACAATGTTACTGGCTCTGATATTACTGTTTCAAATTATAGTATTCAAGCAGGAAATAACAAAGGATTTAATTACATGTCTGGAATGTCAGCAACAAGCGGAAGGCCGTATGGCTTTCAGTGGACAGCAAGTGCGGAGTTCTAAAATGGAATATACATACACAGAAATTATTCATAATGAAGAGGTGGTCGGTATCTTAAGAAATGAAGACAAGGCATCTATCCCATTAGACCCAGCTAACTCTGATTATAAAACGTATTTAATTTGGCTGGAGGAACAAAATGGCTAAAAAAATAAGAGTATGGGATGGAACAGCATGGCAAGATGTAGCACCATCATTGCCTTATACCGCCATTCATTCTGCCCAAGCCTCAATGCCAGCAACTGGCGTAGATGGGCAAGTTTGGCTAGATACAGATGGAACATTGGCGGGACAAGATTTTGTTCCATTATCTGGCGGAACAATGACAGGAAATTTAAATACTCCTTCTATTAACTCAGGAGGAATAACAGGACGTAATTATTTTATTAACGGCGGATTCGATATTTGGCAAAGAGGAACAGATGTTACTTCATCTGGGTTTTCAGCAGATAGATGGATACTAGATTGGGTAAATCCAGGATATACGGCTGGAGTTTCAGGTAGGTTGGTAAGAAGCACAGATGCTCCTACTGGAATAACATATTCTGCTTCCTGTTATTCAACACAAGCAACAGCGTTTATGCTCATACAGCAACCAATAGAATACTTAAATGCGGCAGATCTTGCAGGTAAAGTGGTTACACTTTCATTTTATATTAAAAGAGTTGCTGCAATTTCAGGAGGTTTATTATCAATTAGATATGATAATGGTGGTATTACACAAGATAGTTTTGGTGGTTCTTTAAGAGATTACAACGGTGCTGATATTTTATCCAATTTATCAACAATACCTACTTCCTGGACAAGGTATTCTTCAACATTTACTGTTCCTTCAGGTGCTACAAATGGATTCAGAGCTGGTGTATATTTAAGAAACATTACTGGAATTACAACATCAGGACAGGAAATTGTAAAAATAGCAGGAATTAAATTAGAGATTGGAAATACCGCTACTCCATTTTCCCGTGCAAAAGAAGACATTCAGGGAGAATTAGCAGCATGTCAGAGATATTATCAAAGATTTTCATCTGATGTAATAAATGTTTGGATGGGAATAGGTCACGCAGGCTCTGGATCAACAACACAATTTTATCCTATGGTAAAGTTAAATAATACAATGAGAGTTAAGCCATCTTCTGTAGATTATGCTAGTTTAGCATGGTGGAATGGTGGAAATGCAGTAGCAGTTTCAAGCGTTAGTATTAATAATGCTAGTCAAGATTTTGTTATGCTTACAGCAAACACAACTGGCCTAACTCAAAATAATGTTTATATTCTTGCTGAAGCATCAACATCAGCATATCTAGGCTTTTCAGCGGAATTATAAGGAGATATAAATGCCAACTTTAGGAAACGTACCAAGACCAGCTTATGTATATGATGCAGAGACAGATACATGGTTACCAATTGGGGTTGGAGCACATTCACATGATTATACTTCTCAGTTTATTGGTAAGACTTTAGTAGATGCTAAAGGAGATATAGTTACTGCTAGTGCTAATGATGTTCCCGCCATTTTATCAAAAGGAGCGGACGGAACAATATTAGTTTCAGACTCCACTACTTCAACAGGATTAGCATGGCAGCCATATGCTGCACAAGTTGTTGCTGGTAAAAATAAAATAATTAATGGAGACTTCAGGGTTTGGCAAAGAGGAAATAGCTTTAGCTTGTCAACTGGCGTAGTAACTTTTGGACCAGATAGATGGTTTTGGGTAATGCCTGGAGGAACAACTGTATCTCGTCAAGCATTTACCCCAGGCTCCGCTCCTGTTCCAGGACATGAAGGACAATTTTATGTAAACACAACACTTACTGCAAATGGTCAAAATTATGAAATGGGGCAAAAAGTAGAAGACGTAAGAACGTTTGCTGGACAAAGAGTAACTCTTTCATTTTGGGCAAGGTCAACAGCTGGAGCACAGCCATTAGGGTATGCCCTCTTCCAAAATTTTGGAACTGGAGGATCTCCATCTTCTATGGCTCAAGCCACTGAAATTACTGGAAGTGGTCCATACACTCCGTCCTCATCCTGGCAAAGATATAGCTACACTTTTGATTTGCCAAGTATTTCTGGAAAAACAATCGGAACAAATAACGACTCTTACTTATTAGTAAGGCCAATGCAGTTTACTAATACAACAACAAACACCTCAGTTGATATTTGGGGTGTTCAGCTAGAGGCAGGAAGTATAGCAACCCCATTTACTACAGCAACAGGAACTATTCAGGGCGAACTCGCTGCTTGTCAGAGATATTATATTAGATATACTGGTGGAGCAACAAATGCAATTATTGGAGGATTTGGAGGTTGGATTACAACAACGATATTTAGGCCAGTTCTACAGCTTCCAGTTCAAATGAGAATAGCTCCCTCAGCAGTAGATTATTCATCAGTTGCAGTAAGAGAATATCAGTCAGCTTCTGCAGTAGCAGTTAATGCTGTAGGAATCGATCAAACTTCACCTCAACAGGTGTCACTAAATTTAACAACAACTACAAGAACGATAGGGTACATTGGTTTTATACAAGTAGATAATGCAAATGTTAATGGCTACATAGGGCTATCAGCAGAACTATAAAGGAGAAATAAAATGCTAAATTATCAAACAGTAACAACTGAAAATATGGACGGAACCACAACAGATCATATTATTATAGATCGTGGGAATAATGAATTTACTTCATTCCCCGCCGTTGATGGAAACCCTGCATATGAAGCTTTTAAGTTACAAATAGAAGCAGAAGCAGAGTAATAAATATATGTCATATCAGCTCAAGGTAATCAAGGATTACCCAATTGGTTTTTGGCCATTGGATGAATCTTCGGGTACCAACGCTGCTGATATTTCAGGATGCGGAAATAATGGAACCTATGTAGGATCACCCACATATAACATGCTGCCATTAATTCCAGGCGGGGTATCAGGAACTAAGATAACTAATACAGCCTATGTTACCTTACCCACATCAAAAGATTTTTATGGGTCTACAGTTTCAAACGGATTAGGAAACAAATACTCATCAGATAATGACTTTACTCTAGAGGTATGGATTAGTCCATCAATTCAATCTTCATCTCAAACAACTATATTTGCAGACATAACAAACAACATAGGATTGTTTTGGGAAAAGAACGACCTTGTATTTAAAATTTCAAGCACAGAAAAAATTAGATGGGCTGTACCATATACTAAAAAAGCTATTCATGTCGTTGGAATTTATTCAGTAGATTCTATTAAGTTATTTATTGATGGCAAGCAAGTAGCGATTAAATCTATTGACACATCTTTTAGATTTACCAATAGTTCATTTTTATTACAGGTAGGACCAACCTCAGATGCTGGAGATTCTTTTGTAGTAGATGCACCAGCAGTTTATAGATACAGTCTTTTAGATGCGGCAGTATTAAGACATTTTAACGATGCAAATTTTTATATTCAGCCAATACATGTAGTAACTCCAGAAAGCGGACTATTGTTTTCTTGCTCAGATAGTAATAATAGAATAGACTTTGAATATACTTATGGGGTATCTAGAGACTGGAAAGAACTACTAGACGCAAACACATATTATGATGAGCAAAAAAGGTATATCTCTTTTGCCCCTACAGAAACTGTAACTTCTAGATCCCTCGTAATTAATGATTTTATATTTATTCCAACACAGAGCGGGCTCACAAATTCAAAAATTGAATGGAGAAATGATTACGGTATTACCGTAGAAACTAGCGTAGACGGAACTAACTATGTTGCTTGCTCAAATGGTAAGCCAGTTCCTCAATATAAAAAGGGATCATTTAATTCAAGCGGAATATTATATATAAGAACTACCATGGCCACTACAGATGCCAGCAAATTTCTTCCAAGATTATCCTTCTTCTCTATTAAATTTTATAGAGAGTCTTTAATTTACTCAGATAATTCAAATGGGTATATTAGTTCAAGCAGTCAATTTTCTACAGGTTCAGTAAATTACTCTCCAATTATTAGACATTACGATAATGGCATTAGGCCAGATTCAGGATCTGGATTTAATTTAAATACCGAATTAAGTACAGTTTCTATTGAAATGTTTTTTACACCTAAGACAACTGGAGAAACCACATTATTTTACGATCCAACCACACTGGCCAAGTACTCCTGGAATGCTTCTGGAGTGGTCTCTAAGGCCTCTGTAAGCGCTTTTTACGTCAATGGGGTAGATCGTAGTACGGCAACTAATATATCAAGCTTTCTGGTGGCTGGAGAGCCTCATCACATAGTCCTAGTATTTACTTCAGCGGTAACGGGTGCCTTAAGATTAAACTATCAGACCTCTGGCGGAGGCCCTGACAACCTATATAACAATATCGCCTTGTATAGTAGAGCCCTGACAGAATCTGAGGTAGACACACATTTTGATTTATATTGTGGCAGACCCTCAACTATTTTACAAGATCCGTCCATTACCCTGACAGAATCTGCTCCACAATACTACGATAACGACTGGATTGTGCTACAAAGTATTTAATTTTGTCACACCCCTTGACAAAAAGCTGGACTTAGACAGTAAGTAATGGTAAAATAAACTTCTATGGACATTACTAAGAAGAATACAAAATTTTTAGAAGAAGAATCAACCCTAGGCATATATGTTTGGGAAATGCCTGATGGCAGATGGATTGGAGATGATGATGGCAACTTTCTTTCGGTCACGGCCAAAAAAGGAAATAGATCCCTCATCAATGCTCTGGCTCGTGAAGTTCGCTCATACGGCATATATGAAGGCGGGCCTAAGTTTCTTTCCGCTAGGCGAAAAATATCAGACGAAGAATTCGACCACCAAAAACAAAGACTTGATTGGGGACTAGTTCCAGATCCTTTGGATATTGGAAACTATAAAGACGAAATGAAAAAGTTGGGTAAACTAAGATGACAAAATTTGTAGAAGATGATGACTCTCAAGATATTGTAGTCTCAAACGTGGCGGACTGGATGAAGTTTAATACTCCAAGAGAAGAAACAACTACCGACCTATTTAAGGTAAGCGGAGATGAACTATCTAAAATATCAGGATTAAGTCCTGCATTTCGTCGTAAGATGAATCGTGATATACAAAAAAGATTCCAGGGTATTGATGGAGCAGAAACACAACAGAATCTATTACAGCAAGCAGTTACTGGCTATGCAATGTTTGACCTTGTTGAACCACCATATAACCTAGATTATCTATCAACTATTTATGAAATTTCCCCATATAACTATTCAGCAATTAATGCTAAGGTTTCAAACATTGTTGGCTTGGGCCATGACTTTGTTGAGACAAGAAAAACAATGGAAGCATTTGATAATATTTCAGATGAAAAATCATTAGACAGAGCACGTAGAAAATTAAATAGACTTCGCCAAGATTTATATGATTGGCTTGAGGATTGCAACGAAGAAGAAACTTTTACAGAAACACTTATTAAGGCCTACACAGATGTTGAAGCAACAGGAAATGGCTACATTGAAATTAGCAGAACCTCTGCTGGAAAGATTGGTTATATTGGGCATATCCCTGCAAAAACTATGAGAGTCCGTCGTCTTCGTGATGGGTTTATTCAATTGCTTTATGGCAAGGCTGTATTCTTCCGTAACTTTGGAGATCAAGAAACAGAGAACCCAATTGCAGGCGGGCTAGATAGACCTAACGAAATTATTCATTTAAAGAAATACACACCTACAAATAACTATTACGGAATCCCAGATATTGTAGCCTCATCAAATGCTATGGCAGGAAATGAATTTGCTGGAAAATATAACCTTGACTACTTTGAAAATAAGGCGGTTCCAAGATATATTATTACAGTAAAGGGAGCAAAGCTTTCTACAGAATCAGAGCGTAAATTACTTGAGTTTTTCCAAGTTGGACTAAGAGGCAAGAATCACAGATCTTTGTATATTCCCCTTCCTCCAGATTCTCCAGATTCTAAGACTGAATTTAAGATGGAGCCAATTGAGGCAGGTACTCAGGAATCTTCATTTAACGTATATCGCAAATCCAATAGAGAT